CATCTACTCCATTGAATACTGCAGATATCTGCTTAAAATACTCTTTGTATTCTTTGTCATCCTGTACTATTGGTATTTTGACTAGAGCTTTCACTCCATTACCTGATGGTGATGTCCAACAGGCAAAGATAGATTTGTGAGCTTTCAGTTCTACAATCAGAGCAGGTAGATCCTGCACCTCATCAAAGTCTAAAGTCAGTAATCCTGATGCCTTTCTTAAAGATGCATTATTTCTCTTACTGAAATCACCTCCAAAGGTAACAACAGGCAGCTGCATTTTAATGGATTTCCTTTCCTCTTTATCAGTAGAGAATCTAAGGTCTTTACATAACTGCTCAGACTTGCCATTCTTAATCCTATCTAGATAGAATCCTACATCCTTATTCTGATAAGGTGATACATCCTTAATTGATTTGTAAAAAGTTACTTTCATAGTATAAATAAAAAGTGAGAGTCCCTGCTTAACACAACCGCCAGGAGGAATTGCAGGGATTTATACTCTCTAATGTTTTTTATCATGGCGATTATGTTGTTTGCAAATGTAATAATAAAATTAATATATGATACTAAAGTGCAAAAATAAATTATTTGTGCTGTTTTGTGCTATTATTTGTGCTGTCTTAACTCCTATTGTTATTGGGTTGTAGAAGATTAGAACGAAAAAACACTTTTTTTTCCCAAAAACTGTTCACCCCCCAATATGAAAATAAATTTTTTTTTTATTAAAAATATATTATAAATAAAAATATATATATTATAGAGTATAGGGATGTGAATTGTACTTCCGTTCTAATTCTCTACAAGTCAATATCAGTAAGGGAATTATACAGCACAAAAAAAGCTCCGAAGAGCTTTAAATTATTTCAGCTAGTTCTTTAGCTGTCATATAATCTTTAAATTTATTGACCTTATCATGAGTCCAGGGCATTTGAATCTTTACATTGATGTAGTTTAAGTTCTCTACTGCCGAAACTTTGTATTTATCCTCATAATTATTATTAAGAGCAGTCTGAACTAATGGCTCAACCTCATGCAAATATACTCTATCTAGCTGCCTAGACCATCTCCTGTGCATTCTGATGCCATGAATAACAGTAGCATGATGTCTATTGAGCATCTTACCTATTTGAGTCAGGGATACCTTACATTTATTCAGCCTGTACATTACATAGTATCTCTTATAGACATAGGATCTATTTCTAGAGTTGGTATCTAGCTGATACTTTGCAATCTGTCCTATTAAAAAATCTATTTCTTTCATTGTTCTGAGTTTTTATATAAATAATTATAGTACTCTTTACCTAATTTTAAAGTATCCATAGCACCATCTCCAAATGCCTCCACTATCTGATCTCTCTCCATTTCTTTGGCTTGTTGAAAAATATCACTTGTTATTCTATCAATAAATAACTTTCCATTCGAATCTTTATTCCAACTTAATTTTTCTGAACATAGCTGCTCAAATAACCATTCTACTGCTGTCTTTTTCATTGTTCTGATTTATATGTTTGATTATACCAATATTCAAAGTCATCATCTTCCCAACCACCAACGTATGGGCAACTTGCATCTTTCATTTGTTGCTTCTCCAGTTCTAAATATTTATGAAAACAGACTTGGAAATAATTAATTTTTTTGCCTTCGGTTGTGTAAACATTAAATAAATTTGGGTGCAATTCTTCTAAATCGCTAAATACTTGCTGTAGTGCTGTTTTCATTTTTCTAGTTTTACTTTATTAAACATATCTTTTTTTACTTCATATCCAAGTGCTTCATAAAGTTTTAGATAACGGTAAACTGTTCTCATACTTACATTTAGATATTTTGCTATTGTATTCATATTTCTTGATTTTTCTTGGAGATACTCCATAAGTTTTATACACCTGTACATTTTGTTTTGATTCATTTTTTTATTTATTTAATTTATATTCTTGTTTTAATCTCTCAAGGTATAGAACAAAGTCCATTGCCTCCTCTTGTGCGTGTTGTAACCATTCTAATGTGCTTAAATCATTTCTTTCAAGTGTAGTATTATATTTTTTAATACCTGTCTCTGAACGTTTCTTAAAACTTTCTAAAACACTTAATACAATTTTATCATTCATACCTCTTCAATTAATAGAATTAAATCATCATTTTTCTGTATGAGCTGCTTAACATGATCAGCATCATAAGCCTCTATAATTCTAGTCACTAACTTTACAGGACCATTCCAATAGTCAAAGGTCTTATACACTACTTTATACATCTTCATTTCTATCATTTTTAATTGGCACATCTAAACCATACATTAAATCAAACATCTTGAAATCTCTGACAGCATTTCTCTTACTGCCATCATAGTTCTGAAAGTACCACTCTCTGAATTGTAGGTATTTTTGGTGAGTGTAATCACCATTAGCTATTTCATCCTGGACCTTAATAGCTAGCTGTGTGAACTCAGTCATTGCTTTTATTGTTTATGACTTGTAAATACCTGAGGTAAAGAGGCAGATTAAATCCACCTCTTATCTCTTCTGCTGTTCTCCTGCTAGTCCAAAATTTTATAATTGCGTTGAATGTCATAGCTTAGATTTAAGTAGGTTAAGATTTGCATCACTTAGAATAAACAGGGACATATCTCCATCATCAGTCTCTGTAGCATCATAAGTAAATGGCTCAATAGTACCTGCTATGTATACATCACTATCATAGTCAGTAGTCCAATTAGAAAAATAAGTATTGTCTCTTTTGAATAGGTTTATAAAGTTCATGATAATAAGTTTAAAAGTGGAAATAAAAATACAATTAATATAACAGCAGTAACTACTACCATTAATGCCTTAGCAAATGCTATCTGCTCAGCTCCTACAGGAGTAAAATAATTAATTAATTTTTTCATTGATTCTATTCATTTGGTTAAATAAATTCTCAATTTCCTGTAGCTGCTCTTTGTTTAAAAATGTAGTTAAAGTCTGAATAATTAAATGCAGTTGATTTGTGTTTAGCTTATCCTCCTGCTGTTGTACTTCTAAATAATCTAAGATTTCATTAAATGTTTTCATGTGTAAAAGTTTTAATTGTTGATAACTATACGCCAAAGATAATAAATAGTTTTATATCTGCAATAAAAAAGTGTAATTTATATTCATTCTAAATAAGGATAGGTACAATTTGTACCCATCCTCTAAAGGTAAAACATATAATAAAGGTAATTTTTACTTAATAATGTATTAGAGTAAAGGTAAAACCCTTAAATTTTTGATTGTTATTAAGGTTACGCCCTTAAAATGTCAAGTTTATTAATTAAAAAACGTGACAAATCTAAAGTGTTACTTTGGAATTACATTGTATATACATAGTTAATCGGAATTATGCCTATTATGTAAAGCATATCTTACACAAAAAAAAAGCAGCTGCGTGCTGGGGAGCTTACAACTGCTTTCTACACTATGGAAACAAGTGTAAATTTAGTGTTTATATTTGAATTTCAAAAATTCTGTGTAAGTTTTATTATTTATTTTAAAGTGCTTTCTGCAATCATTACACAGCATCCAATAATGGATAGTACCTGCTGCAGTTACTACCTGCTTATTATGTCTCACATTATAGTTAGTACATTCAGGACAGCAGAACTTCTCATCTCCCTCCATTACAGCATAATGAGTAGATGGAGTAGTGTAAGAATTAAGTTTATTGAATACAGCTTCTAGTACAGTGACATCCATTTTGCAATATGCCACCATCTTATCCATTGCCTGCTGATCTTTCTTAAATACAATATCTTTCCACAAATCTAATCCCCCTGTATCCATCTTTTGACCTACTCCTAAATACTTAGCAATATAGTCTAGTTTGTTTGAATTAAAATTAAAGTACTTTCTAGCCCATTTAAGAGTATCTATAGTCTTAGGTGAGGGCATAACATCAAGTCCATGTATTATGGCTCTTGTGCGTAGCCATTTGAGGTCAAATCTATCACCATTATGAGCCACAATTTCTGTAGCCTGAGCCATAACTTTAAGGAATGCTTTAATCATTGCCTTATCTGATTGGTTTTTATCCCAAGTTAAGAACTGTATATCATCCTCATGCTCCCATTTGTAGCAGATGCAGATGATAGCTCTTTCGTGGATGATGTCACCTGGATTAATAGTTAGGTTATATCCTGACCTCCAAAATATACCAATGTTGAAACTCGTTTCCAAGTCAAAAAACAGTCTTTTTCTTACCATATATGGTGTAAACTTAGAGCAAATATTTGTCTTTAGCAAATTTAAAGAGATATGATAGCAGTAAGCCTATGCCTACTCCTACAAATAATAAACTAAGATTGCCTCTAGGTCTAGGTTGTGAAGCCTTAGCTTTAGCTTTCTCTACTATCCTATCTTTGTAGATAGTTTTTACTTTAAGTTTATAAGCTAGTCTCTCCTGGTATCTTGTTCTAGGAACATAAGTTGTCTTATACTTGATAATAGTATCTTTGGTAGTTATAAATTTTTCCCATACTATGCTATCATGAATTATAACAGGGATAGAATCTAAAGTTGTGATTCTGATAGTATCTCCTGTTTCTTCACAGGTATATCCTTTCTTAATTGCTTTATTAAGATGGTATTGTGCAGAGCAGCTGCTGAGTAGTAAGATTATAGCTAAGTATCTCATCATTCTTTTATTTCAAAGTGCATCCAATCGTAGTTCTTCTCTCTACCCAAAGATATAAAGCCATGCTTGTAGAAAATATCTATCATTGCCTTATACTCAGGTCTTGCAAATCTTGCAGTTTTCGATGATTCTTTGAGTAGATTTCTAGCAGGATCTAAGTCTATTGCTATCCCCCATGAGTGCATGGATAATGCTGTACCTCCTCTCATCTTTCTATAGTTGAAACATCCACCAAATAAATCAATCCCTAACTCCTTAATTTTATCATAGCCATAGGTAGCTAGAAGATCATTAAATACAGCTGTAAAATTATCAGCTACTAACTTATGGCACATCATAGTATTGACAGTGCTGTCTAAGTCCCAAGCTATTCTCATTGGATAAGGTAGCTTAATCTTTACTAAATAACCTGCACCTGTTACATTAGCAGTACCATATTTAGATGTAAGTTCCCATCTAGTCATTTCAATTTGTTTAGGTCCTCTTTAATATCTTTAGCTCTAGCAAAAAGTAGCTTCATTGACTGCCATAGGTCTATCCCTTTGACTACTTTATAATTCTCATTGATAGACATCACCTCAATACTAGATAATACTAGAGCTACAATTTTGGTGAGCATAAATGGTACACTGAAAAAAGTGAGGATGATGTCATTTAGTATGAATTGGTCTATTAAAAAGAACATAATCACAGTAACCTCATAGAGTGCTAATTTGCTTATAATAGATGAGAGCTTTCTGCTAGTAATTTTATCCCCTAATTTATTAGCTTTCCAAATACCTGTGATAGTATCAATAGATATTAATATTCCAATCATTATAAGGATGCCACTTATTGGTAAAAAGAATGCAAAGCATATGGAGATAAGTGTCAAAAGTTTGGATTGAATTGATATTAGTAATAGTGATAGTTGTGCTTTCATTCTTTAGATTCTATTTCAGATGCTAGTAAAAAAGTAAAATAAGATATTAATAGGCATCCTAAGAATTTAAAATGTAACTGATCAGCAAATACTAAAGAGATACCTGAAAGATATCCAAAGCCAAAAGTTAAAAATGATAAGATGCCTGAGTGCTTCATATTATTAAGATTGAATTATTGTAACCATTGTTACCTGCACCTCCACATAGACCATTACACTCTAGCAATCCATTAGATAAACAGCTACAGCCATCAATCATAGGTCTAAGGTCAGTATCTCGGTTAGTTGTACCTGTGAATATAGGATACAAAGCTCTATTTTTAAGTAGGTATCTGATTAATCTCTGCTCAAAGAATGCAGCCTTTTGTGCATAGTGTTCCATGCTGAATGCTATAGTACCTCTATCTACAGATGAGCTGTTATCTCCAAACTGAGTCTGTAGACCTTTGTTCTTTAGCTGTAATGATAGACCAAATACAGCATCTTCTGCTGCTCTCCATGCTATAATAGGCTGAATGAATGTTACTAAAGTCTCTTCATCAGGATCTAAAGTCTGATCATTGTACTTAGTTAGCAAGTCATTATAGAATGTAGTACCTAAGATAGGCATGATTCTTAGCTGAGCTTGAGTAGCTAGGTAAGGAGTAACATTGTTGACATCTACATTAGCTGTGATGGGTGTGTTATTCTTTAGATATGTTTCTGTTATAAAGTATAGCATTATAGTATAGGTGTTTGTGCAATTTGTGATTTGCTTTTATCTCCTCCAGGTACAGGAGGTAAAGATGCTAAGGCTCTAATCTCATTCTCAGTCATAGTCTCAAGCACTTTAGTAGCTACCAAAGGTGATAGACTATTAAGTGCATCATTAGTCTTAGAGGTATCTCCCTCAAGTTCTACTATTGCCTCATTAATTATCTGATAGTTATTGATAGTGAAATCTGCATCTATCTTAGCTATAAATAGTAACTCATTAAAGATGTCAGATACCATATCTCTCAATGGCATTACTACATTCTTCTCAAATATGATATAAGCCTGCTTAATATCTGAGCCATTACCTAGTGAGCCTGTAGTACGGATTCCCATAAGTATAGGATCAATAGTATGACTAAAGCAAATTTGCTCAGTGTTTAGCTGTGATGCCTCTTGAAATAGACCATCATTACCATTAGTTGGCAAAGCTTCTATCTTAGGTAGTTGGTCTGCTGAGTTAGCAAAGAATGCGACAGCTTTCCCAGCATTGGCGCTACCTTTAAGCCTATCAATGGTATTTCTTATCATGTTTTTTTCCTCCTCAGATTGAGGTCTTTTAGGGAACATCATAGCAAAGGATGGAAAGACCGAATTTTGTATGTTACTTTTAGCAAAATATGAAAGATCGCCACTCAAAAATGCATAATTTAAACAAGAGGTATAGGAAGGTAATGGATAATAATCTTGACCAATACTCTCTACCTCATATACAAATAGTTGCTCATAATCTCTAGAGGTAGGAGTATATCTTTTTATCTCCTGTACTCCAATCCTACTAGCCCAATCATCACAGATATAGTATCTCTTTCTGTCTAAGTTTATTCTAAGTTTCTCAGGGGATAGATTGACTATCTTTGTGAGCTTCATCTTATCATCAAAGCATAGCTTGAAATATACTCTATTGTGTAGGATTAGTTGCTGAGTTACTGCAGGAACTATCTTTCTTATGTTTAATTTTCTCTCTAGTGTATATAGCTCTAGCTTATCCTGAGGAGTAAGTCTATCAGCTACTATATTAAATCCACCTCCTACAGCTGCATTCACTTTATACCCTACAATAGAGCCATGTAATGGACTAGAATAGAAAATTTGATTAAGGAGTTCAGGGAATAGATTGTCCTGCCCAAAGGGGATGTATCCATTAGTCTGATTTCTACCATTAACATAAGGTAGTGTAAGATTTGCACCTCCTACTTTTAGGAATGGAGTAGAGAATGACTGATATCCCTCTACTATTTCATGCTTTACTGTTTTAAAAAAATCTTTTAATGCCATAATTACTCATAAATTGATGATACTATTGGTCCTGATACTACCATC